TTTTTGTTGTATAAGTTTTTCAGCCCAATCAGTTGTATCAAAGACTAAGGTCTTGTAATCGTGTTCTTCATGTAACAATGTAGAGACTTGTTTCAATACATCGTCATAGCTTTTACATAAGGGGAAAGATGGTACATCAATAAAGTTTGTTCCATCCTCTGTCTTAATAAATATTGGTCTAGGTGCTTGTGAAGCAAAGGTACTTTTACCTATGCCGTTAGTCCCGGACACGTTGATCTTTAATGTTGGCACTTTGATTCCTGTTTCTACTGTATCTAATAAACTCATTTCTTATCTCCCTTCAATTGATCTATGAATTGTATGTAAGGTCTTTCATTGATCTTGGTTTGTAATCCCTCTTGTATCTTGTCGTATACATCTTGATTCTCTTCCATAACCTTTTTAGAAAAGGCCGTATCTTCAACGTAGTGTGTCTTGAATGGGAATAGATTCTTAGGGATGTCTTTCTTTACTTTAGATAGGAACTCTTGGTCCCAGGATCTAGTGATCTTGTATTGCAACCTGATGTCCAATGGAATTAGATTATCCAAAGGGACTCTGGTAGATCCACCAGTATTAGAAAGTTTCTTAATATGCTTTTGTATCTCAGGACGAGAAGCAATTTCGTTGTCCAGTTCTGCACTGGCTTTTTTTAAATCAGCTTGCATTGTTAAATTCTTTTTCTTTTCTTTTAACAAATCTGCAAGGCAGAATTCACTTAGGTTTTTCATTTTCATTATCAGTCTCCAAACTTTTAATAACTCTATCTTAGACAGATTTAATTTGTTGTCAAGAGATTACTTTACATTTTGTCTGTAAACATTTATTATTTAAATCGACACGTTTCAACAGTGCTTCATGCGGTCGAAGCCTCCTTCGGTTTGAGGCGTGTCACTTTATTAAGATAGGAGAGACATGAATTTAAAAAACTATATTGAGAAGAGGGGCGAAGAACCTTTATCCAAAGAGCTAGGTGTATCGATTGATACTATTAGATCTTGGAGATACGGTAGCAGACAACCCTCCGTAAATCAGGCAAAGAAACTTATCAAGTTAACCGGGCATGCTTTAGATTGGGAAGGCATATACGGACCAGTAGAGGGATAACATGTCTCTCGATTTACAATTCAATCTTGTTGGAGACGAGATCGATGCTAAGTCACGCAAAGATATGTTGGTTTCATATTATGAAAACAACTTTCATCTAATACCTTGTGGCTCTAGAGATGATGTAATACCAGATTACTTCAAAGCAAGACATCCCAACGAAGAAGAAGACATATTAATTAAACGCTGGTCAAAGACACCAAGAGTCAAATGGTCTGACTACATCACAAGACAACCTAGTAAAGGTGACATAGGCAACTGGTACAGACAGTTTCCTAAATGCAATTGGGCGGTGGTAACAGGTATCACCTTTGTTGTATTAGATGCAGACTCACAAGAGGCTTGTGACTTTGTAGAGTCAGGTGAGATCACAAGAACAACACTCAAACAAAAGACTCCTCGTGGTGGCTATCATTACTTCTACGCAATCAATCCCAACCTTACTATACGAAACACAACAGGCAGACTAGATATCAGAGGTGAAGGTGGCTACGTCATGGTCAGTCCTTCTAATAAGTATATGTTTGAAACTGTCGATGATGTGATCATTGATTCAATGGATGATCTCCCTGTACTCAACAGTCAGGATATGAATGTCATCTATGACTTCAACAACGATGGCAAGATCAGTCTAGATAACAAGACACCTCTGTCATTAGATGGTGTGCAATCTGGAATGCGTAATGACATGCTTGCACGATTGGTAGGCAAGTGGATCCTGGAAGGATGGGGCATGCGAGAAGTCATCATCAAAGCATTGGACTGGAATCAAACCAACACCCCACCTATGAGTGTGCAAGAGGTATTACATACCGCCAATAGTATTTGTACAGGCCATTTAAAAAGAAACCAAGAAGACTCAGACATAGGCATATTGAAATGGAACACAAGCCAATGGCAGATACCATTAGCAGATGAACTCAAAGAGATCATGGATCAAGAAGATCCAATTGACCAACAGAAGAGTCAAGTCACAGTTGAGAAGGATCCATTAGGCTTAAAGTCTTTCAATGATCCTTTCTGGGATACGATGGACTCAAGTCGCATCGAACAGTTTTGGGGTGATGCATTTGTATTTGAGCAATCAAGAGTCTTACTACTAGGTAAACCTAAGATAGGTAAGTCACATTGGCTAGGGGCATTCGCTGCTTCTGCCACGACAGGCACAGAGTTTATGGGGACACAGTTCTCTAGACCTCTAAAAGTTATGTGGCTACAGGCAGAGATCATTCATGAGTTCTTAAAGAAAAGAATAGAGATGTATTACAAACCTTTTCATCATGACCCGGAGCTATACAACTTGGGTAAATCAAACCTCATAGCATCTGGCAGACTCAGAAAGAACATCATGAGAGATGGTGACATGGATGCGATAGCTGAGAGTATTGAGTATCATAAGCCTGACTTGGTTATGATTGATCCTATTATTAACTTCTTTAGTGGTGAAGAGAACTCTAACTCAGAGATTCATGAGATGTTATCTAGGATAGATAAGTTGATAGAACTATTCAAAGTAGCAGTGATCATTGCTCACCACACAGGTAAGGAAAGGGCAGACGATCTGTCGTTCATGTCTGCTCGTGGTGGTAGTGCCTTTGCTGGTTGGATGGATTCAGGTATCAAGCTGTCAGGTACAAAGCCTAACGTCTCATTGTTTTATGAGGCAAGAAACGCAAGAGAGCCTGATCAACATCTAGCTTACTTTGACTTTGAGCGTGGCTTCTTTAGAACTGTGGATGCACAAGACAGTCCTGATGAAGTAGAGATAGCTAGAGTGATAGCTGGAGCAATGAGTTCATATAAGTTCTATACAAGACAAGAGCTAGAGTTATTGGCTCGAACTGCATTGAAAGAGAAAGACCTAGCTTCAGGAGAAAGAGCAGCAAGATACGGTGTATCACATGTTCAGAAGTATCTTGGAGATAAGGTGAAGACACATAACGTACCAGGCAAGAACACTTGGTATTACTTAGAAGATAATCAAATGGAGAAACCTTGGAGTAAACATGATTAAGATATTAGATGTGTGTTCCGGGATAGGAGGATTCAGCCTCGGACTAGAGGCTACAGGTGGTTTTGATACCGTAGCTTTTTGTGAGTATGATGAGTTCTGTCGTAAAGTATTAAATAAACACTGGCCTGAAGTGCCAATATATAAAGACCTAAAGGAGATTGGAAATGAACCAACAAGACTTATTCAAGAATTTGACCTCATCTGTGGAGGAATCCCCTGTCAACCGTTCTCCCTCGCCGGGAAGCAAAAAGGCAAGGAAGATGACAGACACCTCTGGCCGTACATGTATGAAATTATTAAGCACAAAAAACCCACTTGGGTCATTGTCGAAAACGTTGGTGGCTTCGTCAACGTGGCACTCGATGATGTGTGTCTTAACTTGGAAACCGAAGGTTACGCCACGCAATCGTTTATTATTCCAGCTTGCGGTGTCTCAGCTCCCCACCGTAGAGAAAGAATCTGGATCCTCGGAAAAAATGTGGGCGACACCACAGTCAATGGACGGACTAAGGATAAACCAAGTGAGGAAGAAGGAAGAGTTGTCGGACAAAGCGAAGAAGGGAGGGTGCTCGAATCTGAGGGAGCAAGTGATAGAGGAGCCTCAGATGTGGATGACTCCAAGCGCAACGAACATATCGAAGAGATCAGAGGAGGGGATGGAGAAGAGAGAGAAGATGAGAAACGACAGGGGGAGGAAGACAGTACCTCCAGGATCTCTAGCGGAGCAAGTGGACTACGGGTATCCAATCAAGGACATGAAGGAAGCAGAGATGTGGCCGACACCGAGAGCAACATCGAGGATGGCGTATCACGAAAGTCCGAGTCCGAGCATGATCAAGGGGACACACGGCTGGAATCTGAATGCAGCGATAACGGACGCATCGAGCGAGGATCCACACAGGATGTGGCCGACTCCAACTCAGGACATGACAACGGAGAGAAAGAAGAAGTACGCACAAGGGGGCAAGCCTCTGACGATGGCAGTACAGGAGGAGCAACAGAAGATGTGGCCGACTCCAGCAGCGAGGGATCACAAGGACACAGGGGAGAACACGGACTACGAGAAACTAGCGAAGAAGAGCAAACTGTCAGGGGCAGTGAAGAGCGAGATGTATCCAACACCGAGAGCATCAGAAGTAGCAGCGACAATAACGATGGAAGCAGCACTCAACAGGATAGAGAAGACAGGGTACAAAGCGAATCTAGAAGAGAACGTAGCTCTGAGGGAACAGGAGAAGATGTTCCTCACTCCGGGAGCGAACGAGGACGCAGCTGGCAGACCGAGGGGAGGACACCCCAAAAGAAGGAGGATGTTGGGAAACTCACCGGAAGTCAGGAACACAGGGAAGGGAACGTTGAATCCAGATTGGGTGGAATGGTTGATGGGTTATCCTCCAGGTTGGACGGACATTACGGATTTGAAGTAGAACCCGACATCCCAAGGGTGGCGGAGAAGATTCCTGATCGAGTCAACAGACTCAAAGCATTGGGTAATTCAATCGTACCTCAAGTGATCTATCACATAGGTATGGCTATATTAGAAGAGGAGAGAAAGGATAATGAAAGTGTATAAAAAGTGTATAAATGAATGCATAACTTATGCAAGAAAACGGCTGTGCAATGGGAAAAAGGCGAATTGCACATGCCCCTCTGAAAGGTACATCCTTAAGGGATTCTGTGGGGTGTGCGGTTGTGCAGTTGCACATGCCTGCACATATGCACATGCACCGCTGAAAGGTGCATTAACACTGGTATGTGCAGCTGTGCGTATGTGCATCTCTATAGAGAACTATAGAAAGGTGTATAAACACACCTATTCTGTAGGAGAGATAGGTTCTTTTATAGAAACATAAATTCAACAGAATATTACATAATATAATTATTACTATGGCGACTAAGAAACTAACAAAGAAACAAGAAAAATTTGTAGACCTAATGGTGTACCAAGATTGGAATCAGACGAAGTGTGCTCATCTTGCTGGATATGAGAATCCTGGAGTAGCAGCGACTAGGTTGTTGAGTGATCAACAGTATGCTCATGTGCAAGAGAAGGTTAGGCAGTTGAAGGCCGTACAGAGAACTAAGAATGAGATTACTTATGAGGGGATCGCGAAGAAGTTAGGAGAGATTAGAGATGTTGCATTGGCAGATGGGTCATATGGCCCGGCAGTTACGGCAGAGATTGCTAGAGCAAAGCTCGCTGGGTTGATGGTAGATCGAAAGGAGCTGAAGATACATAAGATTGATAACATGAGTAGGGAGCAGTTGGAGGTTAGGTTACAAGAGTTAGTCCGGGACAATCAGATTGTCATAGAGGGAGAGGTCGAAGTGGTTAAGGAGGATATGGTAGAGGATGTGATAGAAGAGGAAGTAGAGGATGTAGAGGAGGATATGGAGGAGGATGTAGAGGAAACTAATCTTCTTGAAGTATCTGATTCATCTGAGCAGTAGACTTGTCTAGCTTTCTGTTGCAATAGGATTGGATCTTCATTCCTCTTTCAAAGGCTTTCAATGATTCTTCAAGACTTAGGTTACCGGACTCTAGTTTGCTAACTGTATTTTCTAACTCTTGAAGTGCTTCTTCAAACGTTGGCTCTCTCATGAGAGCCAATCATAGCATGAGTTTATTT